GTAATACCACTATATCAGGTGGGTATTCGCAAGAAGCCACTACCACATACGAAAATGGTTCATCATCAAATACAACAACAACAAATACTACAAACGCATACTCAGGCGATAGTAGGGTTGTAACCTCATCATCAGCACCATCAATGTCAGCAATGTCGCAAGACCTTTGTGTAGTAGGTGTATCAGCAGGTTTTCAAAAGTTTGGTTTAGGTTTTTCTGGTGGCACATATAGAACAGACGAGAATTGTGAAAGAATTAAATTAAGTAAAGTCCTAAACGATTTAGGCATGAAAGTGGCTGCAGTATCAATACTATGTCAGGACGAGAGAGTATTCCACGCAATGATACAATCAGGCACGCCTTGCCCTTACAATGGTAAGATAGGTAATGAAGCACTTAAAGAGTGGAAGAAATATGATAAGTTAAGACCTGACTACGAACAATACACAGCAGATTTAAAATACATTGAGAAGAAAAATAAGAAGTTAGAAAAAGAATATGAAAAGAAGATGATGGAAAATGCTGAAACATTAAGTAAACAACAAGTAGAATTGGACGCAGTAGCGGCTGAAAAACAAAAACTGATTGACGAAATGAATGAACTAAAGGGAGTAAAGACTGAAAAAAAAAGTCAAGTGAACACCAACTCCCCAAAGTAGAGAGAAAAATATGGAAATATATACCATTTACATTATTGCTTGGATTGCCCTTTTAACATATGTACCTTACAAGCTTTATAAAATCATTGATAGTTTCGCTGACGATATTAACCCTTACAACTTTAGTAAGCGTAAATAGTCTAGCAGAAACTG